GCGTGACCTTATGTACGGCAATCGCAACTGCGTGAACCCAATCGTTCAGTTCGCTGATGTGAATGGTTTCGTGGTCTTCGGACAGAAGACTTTGCAGCGTATGCCGACTGCTCTGGACCGAGTGAATGTTCGTCGTCTCATGTTTTACATCGAGAAGGCAATTCGCACCGCAAGCCGTGCTTTGCTGTTTGATCCAAATGATGAAGTTTTCCGCTCAAGGTTCGTGTCTTTGGCCGAAAATATCTTGAAAAATGTTCAAGTTGGTCGTGGCCTAACTGCTTATATCATTAAGGCCGATGCCGAATTGAACACGCCGGATGTCGTTGACCGAAATGAATTCCGTGCAAGAATTGGTATTCAACCAACCCGTGCCGCTGAATTTATGTTTATTGAGTTTTCAATCCATAGAACTGGCAGCTTCGTAGCAGGAGCCGAAACATTCTAAGTTGAAATAATTTTTACAAGGAGAATAAGATGGCTATAATTCGTGGAAATATGGGCCTTGATAAAATCGGCGGGCCAGCGATTGTTTTCAAGCGCAAGTACAGATGGACATTTGATGTTCAATGGAACAACCAAATTGTTCCCAGTGCATTCGTGAAAGTTGCAAGCCGCCCCAATCTTACGATTGAGGAAACTGAAATTAACTATCTTCACGGCAAGATGTGGATTCCCGGTAAAGGTAGTTGGGAATCTATCACCGTGACCTACTATGATATCGGTGGTGCTGGCGCTGGTGGTATGCAGACTCTGTGGAACTGGCTTGCATCCGTTTACAACTTCACCGACCCTAATAGCCTTTCGCAGACATCACGAAGAGGCAATGACGGAGCAGAAGGTGGTTGGGCTGCTATTGGCACATTGAGTATGTACGATGGTACTGGTGCGACTATGGAAACATGGGAATTAAAGAACATGTGGCCAACCGCTGTTAACTTTGGTGACCTCGACTATAGTAGCTCCGAAGAAGCAAGTCTTGAGTTGACTCTTAGATTTAGCGAAGCTAAATACACACCATCTTGCGGAATCAACATACCAGTTCCAAGCAAGATCGGTTGCAACGCCTAAATATAAAACTAAAATTTCGATTTTGGGCCTCGTATATAAAGTACGAGGCCTTTTTTATTTATTGGGGTTTTAATGGCTCAACAAATGGGTTGGTTTGACGATTTTGGTTTATCGCAAGCTGATGGATGTTTCAAAAGAAAAAATAGATGGCTGCTTAAAATCGATAACATAAGCGCACAAGGAATTAATGCTTTGCCTCCTCAAAAGGCTTCTAGGCCATCTGTTTCCTTCAAAGAGCTTTCAATGGAGCATTTGAATGAGACTATTTATTATCCCGGTAAACCCGAGTGGAAGCCGATTACATTGACTCTTTATGACCTTAAAAAGAATAGCAACCCAGTTCTTGGTTGGATTAATCAAATTTATGACACGGGCACAGAGCAGTGGAATGCATCAGCCGATGGTTTCAAAAAAGATGCTTATTTAGAATTGTATGATGGTACTGGAGAAACATTAGAGTCTTGGCTTCTTGTGGCCGCTTGGCCACAAGACATCAATTTTGGTGATCTAGACATGGGAACAAGCGAGGTTGTAACTGTTGATGTCACATTAAGATATGACAGGGCCGTCTCATTGGTTTAATCTTCTTCTAAAATTTCAACTTTAAGTTCTGATTTCAATATTTCTTGACACGCCTTCAGAGAATCTTCAAGTTCTTTGGGTTTGCACTTTAGAACCCTACATGCACCACTTTTATTGAGACGACCTTTCTTGGTGTATACCTTTGCATCATGTAGAAGGAATGCATCAACTATTTTTCCATAACCAGAGTCAATCAGTTTTTGTATCAATTCTTGATTTTCTATCTGATCAAATAGACTTTTACCTTGATTTATCATATAACCTGCTTTTTCAAAAAAATAAGAGACAAAATATTTTATAAAAATTGATGACGAATATCAAGGATCACTAACGATATTGTGTCTTTTATACAAATTTTTTGTTTTAATGGGTGGTAATTTTTGATCAAGTTGAATTTGTATGAAGTCAAGATATTTTCTTTTTAGTTCATTGTAGTTTCTTGCAGTCCTGTAAAGTTGACGGAAATGATTTAGAATACATGTTGTCATATAATTAAAAGCTTTGCCTTTTTCTGGATCAAAACGATCAATCTTTTCAAAACAGATCATGACTCCTTCCTGCACGGCATCATCTTGATCTATAAGATTAAACTTGGCATATCTGACTATATTTTCAGATAATGTATAAAAAGCTATTGCTAGTTGGTCCTGTGATTCTTGAAATTCGGATGAAATAATCTTAAATTCTTTTTCGGTCAATAACCAAGATTCAGGTTTTTTATATTTATCTTTTTTACCAACTCTGTTTTGCGTTTCTATAATATCATCCATGAAAAGTTGATATTTAACTCTTTCCTTTTTTGTTTTTTGGAAATGGACGATAAGCGATTCAAATGTCTTGTTATTCAAATATTCTGTCGCCATTTATCTCCTTTATAGTGCTTATAATATTTTATGGAAATATCACAAATTTTTGCTTCCATGTTGGACAAACCAGATGCTCCCAAATTTTATAGGGAACTTCAATCGTACTATCAAAAAAAGAACTTGAATGACGAAGCGTTAGCCATAGGTTTTTTATTAGAGAACAAATTTGGAAAAAATAATGAACAGTCCTCTGACGGTGAACATGTTAGTGAGGAACAATCAAGAAACAATTCAGAATTTTCTTGATTCAACCAAAGAAATTAAATTCAATTTATTGGTTGGCGATTTAGGTTCGTCAGACAAAACAATTGATATATTGGCTCAAAAAGGCGCAAAAATAATTAAATTGGCAGGATGCGAAGATTTTGCAAAAGCTCGAAATGAATTAATTTCCCAGACAAAAACAGATTGGATTCTACAATTAGAACCATATGAAAGTTTTCTTTCTGGATTAGAAATTATAAAAAATGCTGTTGCTGGCCCTGCTTATTCTTATAACTTTGGTGTCATGCAGGGTGATATAATAACAAGACAAACCAGATTGTGGCACAAATCAATTGGACTCAAATTTACTAACCCTGTGTATGAAACCATCGAAAATGAATCGAATTTTATAAATGTTTTCTTATCTTCTGCAAATAATCAAAACTATTCTTACATTAAAGAATTGACTAAAAAATGGCATGAAAGACAACCTTTGTTGCCAGACCCTGTCTATTATATGGCTTGCAATGAATTGCTAGATAAAAATTGGGACTCATTTATAAATTATGCTGATTTATATTTACACCAACAAAAAAAACCAACAATATCATACTATATGACTCATTACTATATGTCAATGGTTCTGTGTTACATGAAAAAAGACTATAAAAATTCTTTGAATCACATAGTAAACTGTATTATAAAAAAGCCTACAATGGCTGAATTTTGGTGTATGCTGGCAGATATATTTTACGCAATTAAACAATATGACAAGGCTTTTTCTTTCTATAATAACGCAAAAATACTTGGCTCAAGAAGATTGGCAGCATGCGATTGGCCAATGGAAATATCCAAGTATGATCAATACCCTACCAAAATGATTGATTCATGTAAAAAAATGATGAAAAATACAACTTTGTATTACAAAAATTCAGAATAAAACATCAAGCTCGTTAACAATAACTGTCACCATGTCTTCATATCGTGCAATAGCAATTTGTTTCCGACCGCTTGGAAGTTTTTTGAGTTCCTTTTCCAAATCTTCGGCTTTGCAATTAATTACACGCCAATTGTTTTCGGCAAGTTTCTTAGCTTCATCGTCAAGATTTGCGACAGATCGATTTGGAAAGTATTGCTGCAATTGCTCCTTGGCCTCAGACATGACCTTTTTATAGATTGGAACATTGCAAGCGCAACCGGGATTGTTCAGATATTTTTGAATATCTGATGTAAAACTAGGAGGCAAGCTCTCACGGAACCTACTGTCACGGAGAGCTTGCTTTACATCCATTAGTCCAATTGGTCTACTCATTTTTTTCTTCTATTTCCTCTTCTATTTCTTCTTCTACATTTTCAACTTTATAAGCCTTGACTGTGAAGCCGCAATTTGGGCATTTGAACATTTTTGTTCTTTTTTTATTTGGTGCGTTAACAGATTTTTTTTTCACAATATCAAGTTTTGGTATGTTTCTTGGTATGTCGCTTTGCTTTATTTGCAACAAATCATCGATGTCGTTTCCTTTGGAGAAACGCTTAAAGTGGCATTTGTTGCAATGCAAAACATATAGATTAGGATTTTCCTTCATTTGTCTCTTCAGATGGTAGATTGACAATAGTTGCTGATTCTATCCAGTTCATAATGACTGCTGCGAAGTTTGAAATGAAACCTCCTGCACAGCCACAGGCAAATATTTCAAATAGATTATTTGAAAGCCAAACCCAGCCCATAAAGAAGCCGCACCAAGTGCCGCAACACAAGTAGCAATCGACTACTCCTCCAAGTTTTGGAACACGCATTTTGATTGAAATGCTTTTGACAAGATCCCGAAACCATTGAAGTATTGATCCGTCCACAATGATATGTGACATTCCAATGGTGCTAATTAAAAACATAAAAAGTTCAACAAAATTCATGGTCATCTCCAAAATGTTGCCACAACTCCATCTTTGTTCATTGTGATACAGAAGTCCTTGAATTCTGTATACTTGCAAAGATCGTCGTGTTGTTCATTTGTAAAATTATAATGTTCGACTATGTTGGCATTCAACCTGCCAACAAATACTTGTTTTCCAAAATGATCTGTTAATCTTTGCAATTGTTCTTTTTCCAATCCATTCAGAACATTCATCAAACTTTTTTGTCCCAGTTGTCTAAGACCGGGAGACATTTGTGAAATTCTCCATGAATCAAAATCGTTTCTGAACTCAGGCAATAGTTCCCGAACATTTTTGTCAAGAAAAAACATTTCTTCTATATTCTGAAAGTTAATTTCCATGTACAACTCTTAAAAAAATATTTCTTATACTATAATAGTAACGAAAACTAGACAATCCGTCACTAAATGCAGGACGGGCGAACAAAAATCAGGAGTAAAAAAATGGCAGATGAAAGTTTCCGCATGAGAAGGCCAAGCGATCAGAGTCAAGATACCGCACAATCATCAGCGCCCCTAGATTCAGTCAATCAGATTCGTCAACAAGTTGCAGCCGAATCGGGAGACCCCATTGATGCTTCGACTGCTGGAATTCCAATCTCAGGGAACATTCCTCCCGCTTTTGCTGCTGCGTTAGCAGCGGCAAAATCTACCACTCAGCCAAAGCGTGGCCTAAACAATATGAGTTCTGTCAGCGAAAATAATTCGTACACAACGCCGTCCAACACACTTTCTGGCTCAAATGCATCTGGCCACCTCAAGGAGCTTCTTGAAGGTCTTCGTGGCTCAACAACCGTATTTGAAGAGATTGAATTGCCATCCAAAGGTAAGTTCTATGATGGCGAAAATGGACCAAGCAATGGCATTGTGTCTTTGAGGCCTATGACTGGCGAAGAAGAGCAGATTTTGGCTACTCCTCGATTTGTTAAGAAGGGTCAAGCCATCAACATGATTTTTCAAAAGTGCTTGAAGGAAAACTTCCGCACAGAAAATCTGCTCACTATCGACAGAACATATTTGCTTATCTATCTTCGTGGCATCAGTTATGGGCCAAGTTACGATGTGGAAATCAAGTGCCCTGAATGTGAAACAAAGTTCTCAACAAGTATTGACCTTAATAGTTTGTATGTGGAATACACTCCCGACGATTTCGGCCCAGAACTTCGTGATGTCCTTCCGACATCCAAGCTGCCATTCAGCTATCGACTTTCAAGTGGAAAGGACGAGCAAGAAATTCAAGACCATCGTGACAGAAGAATCAAGGCTTTTGGCGACAATGGTGTAGATGACACTTTGATCTACAGAACAGCGCAATTGCTAAATGATATTGATGGGATTGTAAATAAGAATGAATTGCAGATCCTTCTAAAGAATTTGCCAATTAATGATGTTTCTTACATCAGAAACATGATTAACGAACCTCCATTTGGAGTAAACACAGATGTAGATATTGTTTGTCCAAGCTGCTTGGCCGAATTCAACATCGATCTGCCACTTGAAGCAAATTTTTTCTTCCCTCGGCGAAAGAAGGCCAAGACCCAAGCATAGGTCTTTGGGAGCAATTAGCCGAGGAAATATTCTTCTTTCAGTATCACATGCAGATGGACATGACTATGTCTATGAGACTGCCTATCAATCTTAGAAAATGGCTGATTGAAAGATTCATACAGCAAAAAGAAAATGAAAAGCAGGCCGCAGACGCACAACAAAGAAAAGGCAGACAGAGGTCTAAATGAGCAAGGAAAGATACCAAAGCCCTGTATGCGGAGACACAGTAAACCTGAGATTGTTTACATATAACTCCAATAACAGGTCTAATGTTTCGAGTATTAGCAAAGTTAGCATCTTTACCATAGATGATTCTTTGAAAAGTGCTGAAAATCCTGAAGGATTAAGATTGGTCGAAGAAATTGACGGAAGTCAGATTCAATTAGCTGAAACTGGTGAATACATCCTGCCTTTGTATATCAACCCAGATTTATATGGTGTTGGTCAACACTATGACTTCTGGTCAGTAGTTTTTGAAAATGGAACATGTGCAAACGACGATATAAGAAACGCATTCAAGATTGCTCCTGATCTTTGGTTTACCAGTCCAAGCCCTATTCTTTACGACTTTAATTTTCAGTTCAGGCCAAATCGAGTTAGAAAAGGAAGCAAGAGGTATATCCTCATTAAAGTCACGCCTAATGTTCCACAAGGTGCCGATCTAGTATCCTATTATGAAAATATTGCCATAGTCTCCGATATTAGGGTATCCATGGAAATCGCCTGCGGAGAATGTGTACCCGCAGAAACCGATCTAAGGCTCGTTGTAGATCGGCACCTTGTGGAATATAGGCAAGATAGCTACGCATATTGGTTTATAGATACAACTCAACTTGATGAGGGCATCTATAATGTTTGGTTTGAAACAACTCTTGGGGAAAGCACTTTCGTCTCTGAAAAATACGCTCTTCAGATTTACTCTTGATGTATTTTACTTAAAAGCACAGACAGGATATTACCTGTCTGTGCTTTTTCGTTTCAATAAACATTCAATCATATTGCTGTTTATTGTGTTGAGTCAAATACCATCATAGAGGTAATGCAATGAGCGTTTCTCAGGCAAAAATTGACTTCTGGATTAAAAACAACTTCAATGTAATGTTCGTTGGTCGTCATGGTGTTGGTAAAACAGCTATGGTCACCGATGCCTTTGATCGCCACAAATTGAGGTGGCGTTACTTTTCTGCATCAACGATGGACCCTTGGTGCGACTTCATCGGCGTTCCCAAAGAAAAAATTGACAATCCCTTGTGCGAACAAATGCAACTTGTTCGCCAAATTGCTGAAGTTAATTTCAGCACAGCGGTTTCATACATTCAGCAAAATTGGAAGTTGACAGATAAAAACGCTGCTGAAGAACTTGTCAATCACGCCATGCGTGATAATGGCCCAGCATATCTTGAACTTGTAAGGCCGCAAGATTTTGCTAATGACCAAATCGAAGCCTTGTTCTTCGATGAATTCAATCGTAGCCCCAAGAAGATTCGCAACGCTGTTATGGAACTAATTCAATTCAAAAGCATTAATGGCAAGAAATTTTCCAACCTAAAAATCGTTTGGTGTGCCATCAATCCAGATAATGATGAAGCACTCAAGTATGATGTTGAAACACTTGACTCTGCACAAACTGACCGTTTTCAAGTTTCGGTAAACATTCCATACAAACCAAACAAGGATTGGTTCCGTGCCACCTATGGCCAAAAGTTTGCTGATTCTGCAATCATGTGGTGGGAAAATCTGAACGAAGAGACTAAAAATGTTGTGAGCCCACGCAGGCTCCAATATGCATTGGACTGCTTTGTTGCCAAGGGTGACCCTAGGGATATTTTGCCAGCAAGCAGCAATGTGAATAAGTTGATTGCAACTTTGAAAAATGGTCCAATCACGGATCAGGTTGAAGAGATCTTCAAGAACAAGGATAAGCAAGCTGCCAAAGATTTTATTCAGAATGAAAATAATTTCTTTGATGCCATCAATCACATCCTTAAGTCTGTCACTATGACAAACTTCTTCGCCCCGACTATGGCAAAGGAGAAGATTACAAGCTTGATGTCGTCTGATGAAAAGTTTTGTAAACATGTTATAGAAAATCTCGATGTTGTTCCAGTTTTTCATGGAATCTGCAAAGAAATTCTGAAAGCTAATCTTGATGCCGTGCTTGTCAAGAAGATCAGAAAAACTCTGACCGAAAATGAGAAGATCCAGAAGGCCTTTATCAAGGATTCAATTGAGGAGCCTAAAAGCTCAGTTGCCCCTCATTTCAACAAAAACAAGCTGGACTGGGGTGTTGAGTTAACAAGTTTGGAATCAATGCCATTAAATAATTCGCACGACAAGATTATCATTTATGACAAGATAATCAAAAACATACCTGAAAAATTAGATTTCGGTTCTGCCATGAGAACTTTGAAATTGATTTGCAAAGCTGTCGAGCCATTTCACAACAACTTGATTGAACTTGATAAGATGTTTGGGACAGTCAACCATTGTTTGGTTTCTATTCAGAAGGAAAAGAAAGTTTCCTTCCAAGAAATCTACAAAATGCAAGTAGATGAATTCAATATTTTGCTTAACAAGATTCGCCAACAAGAACTCGATTGGAAGATGGTGCGTGATGAGTAATAACAAGATTTCCAACGAAGAATGGCTTGAGATTTCTAACGAGTTGGAACCACACCATGCTGTTTTTTACAAAGTTTGGCAGATGGGAAGGCCTGTTTTTGATGAAAGCATTACCACAGCCTGTGTTCAATTTGACAAGGATGGTAATTTTATTGTCTTTCGTTTCAATCCTTCTTTTTGGAATTCTTTGGACCTATACAACAAACTGTTTGTGATTTGCCATGAGGCTCTTCACATTGTTCTGAATCATGGAATCAGGGCAAAAGACTCAGGTTGTAATCAGCAAGCCACAAATGTGGCCATGGACATTGTTGTAAATCACACACTTGTCCGTGGTTTTGGGTTTTCAAGGAAGCTTATTGAAAACTCTGAGGACTATTGTTGGGTTGACACTGTATTCAAGAAACATGATCCCTTGCCATACGATAATGAGAACTTTGAATATTATTACAACCTCTTTGAACAAGAGTTTGGCAACAACGGTATGGGTTCGGAAAAAGGCGAAAAGGGAAGTTCTCAGCATCCTTCAACTGTTGACGATCACTCTGGTCTTGGAGACCAATCTTCTGATTGGAAAGAGGTTATTGATCAACTCAGCAATGAACTCTCTGATGAAGAAAAGAAAACACTCGAGTCAACGATTAAAAAACATTTCCAAAAAAAATCTGATCCAAATGAACAAAGCGATAAGATTGCAGGTTCTGGTACTGGAGGACAATGGGTTTTTATTTCTGGAGAAAGGCCTAAAAAGAAAAAGAAATGGGAGACTTGTATCAAGAAATGGGCTATGAAATCTGTTAAAAACGACGATATTGAAACAGAACAATGGGTCAAGCTTAATAGGCGCATGTCCTTGCTTGGAAGAAACCTGCTAGTTCCTTCCGACATGGAAACAGAAGATAGGAATCAAGAACTAAAGAAGATTGATGTGTGGTTCTTTCTCGACACAAGTGGTAGCTGTTGGAATTTGAAAGATAGATTTTTTGCAGCAGCCGAATCGCTTCCAGAAGAGCAATTCGCAATAAGGCTTTTCTGTTTCGACACTACTGTTCAGGAAACCAATTTGAAAGATAGAAAAGTATATGGTGGTGGAGGAACATCATTCTTGATTATTGAGAATCATATCAAAAATGTGATCAAGAAAGAAAGTTGTAAATACCCATCATCAGTTTGGATTATTACTGATGGTTTTGGAGACGGTGTTAAACCACAACATCCAGATAGATGGAATTGGTTCTTGACAGAAGACGGATATGATCGATTCATTCCAGCAGAATCATTGAAATACAAACTCAAGGATTATGAGTGATTATCCTTTGATTCTTGCATCAATATGTCTTTGTCGAAGAAGAAATCATCACCCAACTTCAGCAGATGCTCTAATGCTACTGCTGTCCACTTTCCATATTTCATGGAATATTTGAATTCATGATCAGACAATTCATTAGTAAGAACAAAAGCAAGCCAAGGTTTTCTTGTCTTTTTCCAACACATAATTGGTTTTCTGCCACACCTTTTACTGTCGCTCATAGCTTGATCAAGGAAGCCGTCTATTTCGCTATTTCCACGAACAAAAATAGAATTCATATCAATTCCATCGTATCCACCTTTGGATTCAATCACAAACTTGAATGCCTTGGGCACAACCAAATCACCACTAAAAACTTCTCTGGCGTGTTTTGGCAAATTATCAACTTGAGACCAGCGGTTACCCGATCCAACTGATCTTGAGAAACTTTGACCAAATCTTTCGGTAAGAATTTTTGAAAGGTCAAGCTCCGTTCGGCTTCCTTTCTTTTTACCATTTACTTTTTTCTTAATTTTCTTTTTATTGACTATATCATCTGATATAAAATCATCGAAATCTTCAAATTCGTGTGTCATGTAATAGATGAGTAAAAAATCAACGATTTATAATTACGCTCATTTCTTCCAATTCTTTTTTCTTGCTTTCCAGATCGGCTAGCAATTCTTCAAATTCTAAAGAACCTATTGAATTTTCTTGAGCCAATTGTTCTGCATATTGCCTAATATTATTGACGATATCAATTATTTGATCGCATTTCCTATCAAGAAGATCGAGTCTCAAATTAGAAGAAACAACAACAGCGGGTTTTTCAACTTTTTTCAATCTTTCGTTCTCATCTAGTTCGGTTATAAATTTACAAGAATGTTCAGATTGTTTGATTTCATATCTAACCCCATCAAATGTCCAAGGAACAGCCTCAGATTTGACAACATCATATTTCAATACAGAATTGACATGAAAATTTTCCGAGTCGGTTTTGAAACACCAAACTTGTCCATCGGGTATTTCAATTAATTTCTGAGATCTAGAAAATCCTTTAATGGTATTGCATTCTTTAATTGCTTCTTCCCATATTGCTGGCTCAGAAATGAAAAATATTTGACCTAATGATTCCCTTGTATCAACTACCCATAGTGGTCGGTGTTGATTGCGAAAAAGCCAAAGCCATCTTTCTCCATTTGATCCTCTTTTACCGACAGCTACAGCCATGTGTCCTTCATTAATCAATGAAAAAATATCTTTAATTCCAGAAGTCACTTCCTGAGGCATGATGTCATCAAATTTTTCAATCATGCTTGCGTTTTCAAGTATTCTAAGAAGAATTTCAGAATCACAGTTAGATTTGACAGCGTATTTTTGTTTCAGGTTATTGTATTCAATATCATCAACTCTGCCATTGTGTACAAGGCATAATGACTTGTCTTGGCTGATAAAAGGATGATTGTTGGCATTTATTGCTGGTTCTCCAACTCCTTTTGAAGCTCCTCTGGTGTGGCACAAAATCATGTTGAATTCATAATTGCTCAAATCACGCCAAACATCTTTTTTTACAAATTCTTTTGATCTTGTTGGTTCTTTGTGGAATAAAACGGCTCCATCAGCACCTTTTTCTGTGCCGTAAAAACCGCTTGCGTCTACTCCTCTTGATTCACTTTTTTCAAAAATTTTAGATAAAATATGAAAAGAAATTATAGGCTTTTTAGATTGGCCTATAAATCCAGCTAATCCACAAATATATCACCTCTCAATCAAAACGCATCCAAAGGTCCAGAACTGCCTCCAAGTGGTGGTGCTGCCATATCTTGTCCCGTGCTTCCTGTAGGAGGAGTTCCTTGCGGAGTTGCTTC